AACGATACCTGCCACATCATTAACAGGCGCACAAGAGCTTACAGGCAGCCCTACGGTTAGTGTTACGGCTGATGCGGAAGTCGGCAAACAGAAAGGCGGTGGGAGAGGCAGAAGAATACAGTATGTTATTGAGGTAGACGGTGAGAAAATACCCGTAACCTCGATTCAGAAGCTGAGTCAATATTATTACAGGTAAGAGACTTAGCCAAAGAATCAGCAACAAAGGATGTCACTACTGCAACAACTCCGAAACCTCCACGAGTCACGGTTAAGACAGCCTCAGGAAATGTCACTACCTCGATCACATTACAGCGAGAGGTGAAACGAACACAAAAGGTCGTTAATCAAGCCTACATACGACGCGCTAAACAAATATCACAAGACATTGAAATATCTAACCTTATGCTCATAAAAATAGAGCAAGAGGAACGTGATGATGAGAGTGCTATAATAGCCCTGTTACTCATGTAATTGACCAGCCGAGAGGAGTCGATATGTACAAGAGCAAATACAAAGATAAGCACAAGGCATTGCGGGTCAAGCCCCTGCATGAAAACGACTTTTCAACTGGCCTTGATGAGCCGATTACATTGCCATCGGGATTAGAGTGCAGTGTTGCCTCTGTAGGCGCGCCAATTGATGCGGAGTCGCTTGCTGATGTATTAATGAACAACCGTCCGGGTAAAGTATTTCTGACTGAAACGCCATGTATGACAGCCGGACCATCACGATATGATTACTATTCCGCTACTGCCGCGTCAATGAACCACAGGAAAAACAGCTAGGGGAGAGATCATGCCAAAGCACACACCGAAGGAAAGACGTAAGAACACCAAGCGTGCCAATCAGAAGAAAGGACCCAAGAAAAAGAGAAAGTCACAACTATTCTAATGAAAATGCATAAATGTCAGTGCGGCACTAAAGACCTACCCGGTGAGATTGTGTTTCGAGTGTGGAATTTAATCATTGTGCATGTAGACGCTGAAAATGGCGACTTCTGGGAACTTAGGTGGCTGACCAAGGAACCTCATACTATAGGCACTCTTGAGCAGGAAAAATTGCTATGGTATTGCAGAACCTAATTGTCAAAGGGTAGCGCAAGAAGACGATCAGAGGTTTCAGATGAAACTTATCAGAGTAATTGGGATAGGATATTCAAACGCAATCACCGACATGAAACGGATGACAAAGGGCTATGCCGAAAGAGGATACACAATTCAAACCGGGATGTGAGGGCGGCCCTGGAAGACCAAAGGGAAGCAGAGATAAGCTATCGTACGCATTCATTGAGGCCCTGAACACAACCTTTGAGGAACTGACGGACAAGGATAAGCCCGCTGGGATAGAGGCATTACGTGAACTCAGAGACAATCAGCCAGCTCAGTACGCAAACGTGATAGGTAAGCTAATGCCTAAGCTGATGGAATTAAGTGGACCTGATGGTGAGGCAATACCTGTCAGTGGGACAGTAAACTTCAGGAAGGTGGATGCAACCACAGACGAATGACCTAGAGTGGGACTTCACTGATAACCAGCAGTTCTTATTCGAGTCACACCGTTACAAGGTCATGAAGGGTGGGCGTAACGGCACTAAGTCATGGGGTGCTGCAAGAGCGTTAGAGGTTAAGGGCTTTGAGAAACCATTACGCATACTGTGTGCCAGAGAAACCCAAACATCCATAGCCCAGTCAGTCCACCAATTACTCAAAGATCAGACAGTATTATTGGGCCTTGATGGATTCTATGACGTATTACAAAACGAGATACGGGGCAAGAACGGCACAATCTTCTCATTCATCGGCCTTTCGAACCTTACCTCACACACGATAAAGTCTTACGAGGGCTATGATATATGCTGGGTAGAGGAGGCCGCCTTAGTTACACGCAGATCCTGGGATATTCTATTACCCACCATTCGTAAGGAAGGCTCAGAGATATGGATCACCTTCAATCCTGAGCTAGACACTGATGAGACATGGGTCCGGTTTATCGAGAATACCCCAGATGACTGTATTGTTAAGGATATGTCATTCGATACCAATCCGTGGCTAACCGATACAGCAGAGAAAGAACGACAGACCTTCTTAAGGATGGTTGCCTCAGGCGCACGCAGACAATCAGACTACGACAATATATGGCTAGGACAGTGCAAGCCCGCGGTAGATGGGGCTATCTATCCCGATGAGATCACCAAAGTCATTGAGGACGGACGACTCTGTAATACACCGTATAACCCCAAGCTCAAGGTGCATACCATATGGGACTTGGGCTGGAATGATAAGATGGCTATCATCTTCGTCCAGGTGAATGCTAATGCGGTCATGGTTATTGACTATATCGAGGACTCTCACAGAACGTATGAGAGCTATGTCCTTCAGATCAAAGCTAAGGAATACAATCTTAGTGGTAACTGGCTACCTAGTGTGGACGGCACTAATCATTCACCAATTCTGGGAGTGAGTCCTATTGAGTACGTCAATCAGTTGGGTTTAGATGCTGATGACAAGGGCGTTCCTAACATTGGTAAGAAGCAGGGCATAGAGGCTGCACGCCAGATGTTTCACCGTGTATACTTCGACAAAGTTAAATGCACGCCCTTATTCAACAGACTGAGACGCTATGCACGCAATATCAATCAAGCCACTGATGAGCCTATGGACACCAGACGTGACGATAACGCTCACGGTGCCGATGCATTCAGGTACTTGGCAGTGATTGAAAGCCAGCTAAGCAATGAGGATGAGGACATGGGGCCTCTCGATTACGATGACACGGGGATAGTATGATTGCCCGAGCCACTGAGATAGCCATAGAACGTAAGGATGAGCTGCGTGATTGGGTTATCAAGCATAAGAGTTATGGTGGTGCTGGTGCTATCAATGGTCCTGTATTCAGGGATAGAGAGGAAGGTATCAGGCACTGCATATTCAGACGGGCGTTTGATATAGCAAGGGAAGAACATGCCACACGCTAACGAAGACGAGCTACTCGCCGCCATTAACTCCTACGCTGGTCAATCATTAGGATCAGGCGCTAGCGATAATGGCGCACTATCCAAACAACGAACGCTATCCTTAGACGCTTATGCTGGTAAACAGCTTGTAAGCGCCCCCAAAGGCAGGTCAAGCGTTAATGATCGGGCTGTGTTCGAGACCATCCAGTGGATCATGCCCTCAATGATGCGCATCTTTGCCGGTGGGGACAATGTGGTTGAGTTCGACCCCACAGGGCCTGAGGATGAGGAGGTAGCAGAGCAGGAGTCTGATTACCTTAACTACCAAGTCACACAAAAGAGTAACTGGGAACTGACTGTCAGAACATGGTGTCAGGACGCACTTAATACCAAAAATGCCTATTGCCTTGTCGATATGGAAGAAAAGCTAACGCCCGAGAAAGAGACATACGAGGGGCAGACTGAGGAACAATTAGTCTTACTTCTTGAGGACGGCATGGAAGTCGTTGAGCATAAGCAGTTCGATGACCCTGACGATGAGGGCGTATTACTTGATCCTATTAACCAAGAGCCGATAGACCCACAAGACCAAGCGACCATGTTGGGTGCCTCAGCAATATACGAGGCGACAGGACAAGAACCTCAACGCCAGTTCAAGCAGCTATTCGATGTCGTGGTTAAGCGTGTTGAGGCCACATCAAGGCTGAAGTTCACTGTCTTGCCGCCTGAAAGAACACGGGTAGCTCAAGACACGCCTGATTTTACTCTGGAAGAATGCAATTACTTCGAGTACTGGGACCTGATGACTATCTCAGACCTCAGACGGTGCGGCTTTGACGTACCTGACGATATTAGCGATCAGGGCGCTGAGGACACTGAGGAGGGTGCTGCAAGGGATGACCCCTTACAAGAGGACGATGAGGTAGAGTCTCAGGGGGCTATGCGTCAGGTCACGGTCAGGACGGTATGGATTAAGTTCGACTACGATGATGATGGCATTGCTGAGCTACAGAAGGTTGTCATTGTCGGTAGCGAGATCTTAGACAGAGAGGAAACTACCCGTATTCCTGTCGCCTGCATTGTGCCGTACATAAACACTCACAGACACATTGGTAATTCGATTACTGACCTTGTAATAGACATTCAGAACATTAAAACCAAGATGCTACGAGGTGGCTTAGACTCTATAGAACTTGCCCTTAATCCGGGTCATGTAGCATCTGATCAGGTCAAGATACCAGACCTTATGGTCAGCAGGCCGGGCAGAATAGTTAGGCTCAAGAAGGGGGCCAGAGTCGCTGAGGGGCATGTTATGCCATTACCCACTGAGAATACATTCCCCTTCGCAATGCAGGGCCTTCAACACATGGATACTGTAGTTGAGTCGAGGGTAGGCGTTAACCGTATGTTCCAGGGTATTGACTCATCGAACATGAACGACCATGACCGTGTAGGCCAGTTAAGCACAATGGCATCGCAACGTATTGAGGACATTGCCCGCCTCTTTGGTACTGGCTTTAAACGCCTGTTCTCTATTGCTCACGAACTTATCATCAAGTCCGGTCATCAAGATGAGACCATGAAGCTGCGCGGTAAGTGGGTGGATATCGATCCTACTCAGTGGCGAACAGGTCGAGACATGAGGGTGGTAGCTCCTTTTGCTGCCGGCAATAAAGACTCACTGTTACAAAGACTGATGCTGATCGGTAACATTCATGAGAAAGCATTGGCCGCTGGTGCTCCATTCGTACAGATGGATGATGCTTATGAGCTATCAAAGATGATTGCCGGTGCTGCTGACATCCCTGCATCCAAGGTCTTTACCGATCCTGCTACGGTTGAACCTCCACCTCCTGCTCCTGATCATACCGAGACTGCCCTGCAGATCGAGAACAAGAAGGTGGATAACGAGGCTGCTGATGAGGCTAGAGGTTCAGAGCTTGATAAGTACAAGACTGACTCTGATGCTGCGGTTAAGAAATACCAGACTGACGTTAATGCTCAGACACAGATTGCTTTGGCCCAGATCAAGGAAGGTCAGCAGATTAACCTTGAGACCATTAAGGCAGACCTGAAGAATGCCCCGGTTGAGCTGGCTAACAGCACGATAGCCACTACAGGCGATGCGGTAAATCGACTGACCGAGAGTGTTACTGAATCGATTGCAGCCTTGAATGCTGCGGTCCAGAAGATTCAGGAGGATGCTGATTCGCCGGTCGAGATTGTCAGAGAGAATGGCAAGATTGTCGGCAAGAAGCGCGGTGATAAATTCATACCAATCAGTGAGGCGAAATGACCGGCAAAGCAGACAGAGCTAATGCGTTACTTGAGGACCCAGCCTTTAAGGAGGCTTTATCCAATGTACGCCAAGCACTGTTAGCACGGTTTATTGAAACTCCGGTTGACGATACAGAACGATTAATCCAGACACGTATGTACTTAGAATTACTCGATAGTGTTGAAGCAAACCTCATGCAGGCCATAGAAGACGGCAAGTTAGAGGACTTCCTCATCGAGCAGGAGAAAGAAGATGGCTGATGACGCGCACGCAGCAGCAGAAGAGGCAGTAGCGGATATGATCTTTGGTCCTGACCCGACCAAGGAGGAATCGCAACCAGAGCCAAGCACTGACCCAGAACCTGAATTAAATGTTGATCCTGACCCGGAATTGGACCCTGAAGGTGATCCAGAGCCCGACCCAAAGCCAGTTGCGGAGGGTGAGGATGATCCTGACGCTGCTGGAATGGTGGAGTTCGAGTGGGACGGTCAGATCATTGAGGCCCCACAGAACATCAAAGACGCGCTCATGCGCAACAAGGATTACACCGAGAAAACTCAAGCCAACGCTACTGATCGCAAGGAACTTGAGATTCAGCGAGGAAACTTAGATCGACTGGATTCACAGTACAAGTTTGCCGTATCTGTCCAAGATGACGTAATGAAAGCGCATCAACTGGACACCCAGATTGAGCAGGCACGAGTGTATTTGCGTGAGAACGTGGATGGCATGACAGCTAACGACATTACGAAAGTTCAGATGGCTATGGATGAAACACGCCTTGAACGTGATAAGATCATCAACGATGTAAGGAACAAGAGCACAGAACACCAGCAGGCACATGAGCAGACCTTAACGGAACTCATGACTAAGAGCACTGAGGTTCTTAAGCAGAAAATACCCGGATGGAATGATGATAGTGAAGGCCAGTTAAGGGCTTATGCGCTTGAGCAGGGAATACCTGAACAAACCTATAACGCCGTAGTTGACCCACTTGAAAAGGTCATATTGCACAAAGCTATGCAATTTGATGCCTTGAAGTCTGGTGTGACATCTGCTGTCAAGGCGGTGCAAAGCGCACCCACAATCAAACCAAAGTCCCGCAGTCCAATGCCAAAGGATACGCAGGATCATTTGACTCTTCGCAAGAAGATAAAGAACACTAATCGGTCGGCAAGTGCCAGAGCTGAAGATATCGGCATGGACGTGGCGAATCGATTTAAGCTATAGGAGCCTAGACAATGGCTATTGCTACAGGAACCACACTGACGTATGGAGTTACGTCAGCCGGTGGTAACAGGGAGGATCTTGCCGACACAATCTATGATCTATTCCCTGATGACACGCACTTTCTGACCAATCTTGCCAAGACCTCAGCGAGCGCAACACTTCACGAATGGCTGGGCGATACAATCGTCGCTCCCGGCACTAACATTAACCGCGAAGGTAATGAGGGCGAGTTCTCAAGTATTATCTCTCCCATCCGATATGCGAACTACACACAGATTTTCAAGAAAGAGTTTGTAATCTCGGATACGCAGGAAAAGGTCGCTAAGGCTGGACGCAGGACTGAAGGTGCGAGACAGACCACGAAGCAAATGCGCGAGATTAAAAATGACGTGGAATGGGCGCTTGTTCGTAATCAGCTCGCCTCCGCAGGTGGTGCTGGAACAGGTCGAGCCTTAGGTTCGATGGAGAACTGGATTGGTGCGGGCCGTACTGCATCAGCCGCTGCTGCCACCTCTCACGTACTCGCTACCGCAGGTACTTCTGCTACAACCGCGGCTATCGCGTCTAAGGTTCCGGGTGTTGTTACGGATGCCTCCGCTGGTTCTGCCGGTGCCATTACTCGTGCCAGCCTTGACTTTGCGCTTGAGGGTGCATGGGCTCAGGGCGGTGATGTTGATCTTATCGCTGTCTCAGCCACGGTTAAGAGCGTGATTAATGAGTTCTCTGGTGTCGCACAACGGAATGTGCAGCTCAACAAACGGGACGAGGCCACCATTACTGGTGCTGCTGATATGTACGTGTCCTCGTTTGGTGTGCACAGGATCTTACTGCACAGACACGTTCGAACTAACGTCGCATTATGCCTTGACTCAAGCCTGTGGGCGGTCTCAGCACTACGAGACTTCTTTATGGAACGGCTTGCCAAGACTGGCGACGGTCATAAGTACGCAATACGGTATGAGGGTACGTTGGAATCCAGGAACTTCCTGGGTAACTCCAAGGTCTCGTCTATCGGGTAAACCTATTGGCCCCCTTCGGGGGCCTTTTTTATCTCTGGGGAGAGGGATATGGCTTCACATTTCTTTAGGTATCTGGATACGAATGGAGACGGATCTGGGACTATGAATGCTATTGGTGATTACTCGCTAACGCCGACAGCGTTTTATTACCAACCGCCGATAACCGTTAAGGTCCATAAGGCCGTGATAATGATCGAATCTTTACAGGGTATGTGGGCTGAACGCTACGGCAATATTATGGGTGGACTGACGAATGGTTATTCTTTTTGCCAATCCAATGTAGATGATGTTGTGCAGATAGAAATAAATAACGGCATAGCGGTTAAGAGCAATGCTGAGTTAGGCAGGACGGGATTTGATGTTGATGTAAAGACGTGGGGCGCTGGTAATGAGGTGTTATTGGCTACCTGTAATTTTAATGAGACTGGCGCACCACTTGAATTAAAGGCAAACAATAAGATGAGCGTGACTCTTAATGATGATTTCTCAGGTCTTATACAGCACTTTTTCATGCTACAGGGCATACTCCATTGAAGACATCGGAGTGGGACGGATTTAGAGGTGTGTGGGAGGTCACTGAAGATGATCCTCAGACGGGTGGTCTTTTTATTCACACTATCCAGGATGTCCAGCCCGCTCTAGATTGGGCAAAGAAGCAAAGAAACTCAGGTACTAACGACTTGGGCGGTAAAAAAGACAAGAATGATCTAAAACATTACGCGACGATCCCGGCCCATGTCATTATTGCATTACGCAATAAGGGACTTGATATATGGAACAAAACTCATACCCAGCGTGTTATCAAAGAAATCGAGACTAATTACCCACTATGCAAAGTAACCAATCGCAAGATGTAGATCCGTTTGGACCGCTAGCTTTAAGGTCCAAACATCCTGACTCAATAGTTCAACCCATTGCCAGAACATTACATGAGGGTGGCGCGTGGATACCTGAACCATTATGGCAATTAGTGCATTCTGATAAATCCTGCGCCGCTGAAATGTATGTTGACGGCAGCATTTACGATCATATTATTGCTGACAAGTTCCCTGAACATAGTCCGCTGCGGTGGTTTGATGGCAGAAAATAATGGATAGTGTAAGAGACAAAGAACTCAAAATAGCCCGTGATCACTCTGGTAAGCAAGAATGGGAACAGTCCTACGACATAGCCTATAAGTGGCTTAAAACAGACCCCACTGATGCTGATGCGTTAAACATTATCGCGCACATCATGCTCAACACCGAGAAGGTTGCGATAGCCTATCCGATGCTTAAGTATCTTCTGAGTATCGAGCCTACCAACCCGATAGGGCTTTTAAATATGGGTATGGCCTCAAGTGATTTATGGCGCTATAACGAGGCCATCAGGGCTTATAAGAAGGGCATTCAGTTCGCTAAAAACGCTGAACAAGAGTCTATGTTGTGTGTGAATATGGCCTCTGTAATGGTCGATCACGGTGAGTTTGAGGACGCTGAACCGTATTGTCATCGAGCGATTGAGTTAAATCCAGAGACCACAAAGGGCAAGGCTAATCTGGGCTTTTGCCAGTTAGCTCAAAGAAATTGGGATGGCTGGAAGAACTACCGATACTGCATAAACAGTGAGTGGCGGCCCGTCATCCAGTATAACGACGAGCCTTTGTGGGATGGCGAGAAAGGCGTGATCTGTATTTACACAGAGCAGGGCTTGGGTGATGAGATCTCCTTTGGTCAGATGTTGCCTGATATGAAGGCATGGTGTGATAACAATGATTCAAGGTTAATCGTTGACGTTAATCCCCGACTTGAAAGCCTGTTCAAACGCACCTTTCCCGACATTGAAGTACACGGCACACGTGGGGTCAAGAGAATTACGTGGGACCCCAGAGACATTGAATATTCCTTACCAATAGCTCAATTGGGTGAGTACTTCAGAACCAAAGACGAGGACTTTAACGGCCAGCCTTATCTAGTCCCTGATCCTGACAGACTGTATCAATGGCAATCACTGTTCGAAACCAAGAAAAAGCCTGTTATCGGAATAGCTTGGAGGGGCGGAATATTTAAGACCGCGGCCAAATACAGGCAGTTAGACTTAGAACAACTACTGCCCGTCTTAAAGTCGGTTGATGCTCATTGGGTATCATTACAATACAAGCCTTCAGGCAATGAGATCGCAGCCTTTAGAGAAGAACACCCAGAGATAGACCTAGTGGAATACCCACACTGCACGCTCTCTCAGGACTATGATGACACTATCGCCATGATTGCCGCGCTTGATCATGTGGTGACAATGCAAACTACGGTCGTCCATGTCGCCGGGGGGTTGGGAATACCGTGTTGGACGTTCGTACCCAAGACCTCACAGTGGCGCTATGGCCAGGGTGTTGAGGACTTTTTATGGGCTGATTCAGTCAGGCTTATTCGTCAGACAGAACAGGGTAAGTGGTCAGATATAATGGAAAGAACAGGAGAGGAACTTGCTAATCACACCGGGCTATCAAGAACAGCAGCAGATGATGCACCAGAGCAAAAAAATAAACTACGGGACAGCAGCGGAGGCGTACGGCGAGACGGTCGGAGAAATGATCGACTTAATGGAAGTCAGCCATCTACTTGATTACGGATGTGGTCATAACCAATCGCTAAAGAAAAACCTCAAACCCGCTCGCTCGTTTACCTATCAAGCCTATGATCCCGGTGTGCCTGAGTATGCCGAAGACCCTACACCTGCTGAGATGGTTGTGTGTATCGACGTGATGGAACACATTGAACCTGAGTGCCTTGAGGGTGTGTTAGATCATCTTGAGGAACTGACCGAAAAGGTTTTATTTTGTACTGTCCATACGGGCTCCGCAGGCAAGACCTTACCGGACGGGCGTAATGCACATTTAATTCAAAAGCCCTATGATTGGTGGTTGCCGCACTTTATCGAGCGATTTGATTTGCAGGGATTTCACATGCGGGGTAATGGTTTTGAGTTGGTGTTGATAGCCCATGATTATAATAGCCGGGTCAGGCCCGTCAACGGATCAGATTAAGCACGTTGATGTCGCGACCAAGAAACGGTCTATCGATTCTGATTACGTCTTTTGTAGATTTCCGTGTGCGCATAATTTAAAGGGAAAGGGCGACGATACGCCATTAATGATTTACTATAACCGTGGTGAATGTAATTGCGGTAAGTGTCAGAGTATAGAACGATACACAATCAACTCAAGGAGGTGGGACAAATACTACAAAGATTTCAGTAAGAAAAAGCCCTCAAGCGGCCTGTGTGCTGTCTTTGGGGTAGTAGAGCGATGGAGACCTAAGACAATAGGACTAATCGGCTTTGACGGAATCCTAGACGGATATCCCGATTGGATACACGACGCTAATGCTGAAAAGCAGGCGATATTGTCTTTAGTTAAAATCGAGGATTTAAGATGTTGAAATTATACGTAGGTTACGACCCAAGAGAGGCCTGTGTCTTCCATGTTTTCTGCCAATCCGTCATTGAGCACGCCTCAGGCCCCGTTCAATTCATTCCACTTTATGGACCCATGCTGGACGATTTCGACGGTCAGCAAGACGGTACGAATGGGTTTATATTCTCCCGCTATTTAGTCCCATATCTTCAGGATTATGAAGGTTGGGCTATATTCTGTGATGGCGACCAACATTTAAACGCCGACATCTACGAGTTGTTCAAGCTAAGAGACGCTACCAAAGCCGTCCAGGTCGTTAAGCACGACTACGAAACCAAATCTCCACGAAAATACATCGGCTCACCCATTGCCAACGATAATATCAATTACCCTCGCAAAAACTGGAGTTCGGTGATGCTGTTTAAT